TGTCCGTCCGGCCCCTCGGTCATATGCGCGACCAGCCCGAGCCCGAGCTGGTGAGCGCGCTGCACGGCCTCGAGCGGCGTCGTAAAGACGTCGTCCGAGATCTGCCGCTTTCCGATGTTCTCCATCTTGGTCATCTCCGATACTGAGGTTCCGCTTTCCCACATCCGGCAAGACCAGTAACGCGCCGAGGTCTTGTCGGTCGCCGTGTCGCAAGAGTGCCGCGAGCGGAAATTGGCGCGGGCTTCGGGGTCGTCTCGGCGGATCTCCATCTTCGGGTCTCCGAACGTGACCTTCTTCGTCTTGTCTCCGTCCTTGACGTAGACGCCGAACTTCTTGGTCGACCCGGCCGGGAGGCGGAAGGGCTTGTCGAGCGTCACCTTGCGGCCCTGATAGTCCGCCTTCTCAACGCCCTTGGTCGACATGGGGTGCTTCTCCGGGAGGAGATCGGTGTCGTGCTTGCCGGATCTGAACCGGCCGTTCCGGATCGCGCGCAGGAAATTGTTGACCCGCGCCATCGCCCACTGCTCGGGACCGCTAATGCCGGGTCGAACGCTGCCCGGGTTCGTGCGATATGCGCCGACGCCCCGGTCATAGACCTGCCTGAGCATCTCGACGGTCACGCGCCCCTTGTCGCCGTGCTCGGCGTTGTGCTCCTCGACCTTCGCGCGCAGCGTGTCGGCCGAGACCTTCTCGAGATCCTCGTCGGCCTTCTCGATGTAGACGCCGTCCTCGCCCTTCTTGTAGCCCGCGCTCTCGATCGCGGCATAGGCTGCGCCGAACGCGCGGCCCTCCTGATAGCCCCGGTCCATGCCGTCGTTGAAGACGCGCCGCCAGATCGACCGCGCCTTATCGGAGGGGAGGACGCGCTTCACCGCGTCCGGGAGATCGTCGTTCGTCTGGTATGGCATGTCAGATCTTTCTCATGGGAGGACAGGAGATCGAGGAGGGCTCAAAAGCGGCCAGAACCCCGGAGGGGTATCCCTGCGATAGCAGGGTTCCCCTTCGGGTTCCAACCGGAGATCCGCAGGGAGGGGAGGAGAGGAGAATACTATAGGGAAATCTGTCCTCCCCTCCCAGTTTTTGCGCGCCCTCAATCTGCATCTTCGATCCACCCGTAGAAGCCGCCGGTGATCGTCGCGCTCTTGTCCGTCGTGGCCCGGAGCGCGATGATCTCGCCCTCCGGGATCGCGTAGAGCGCGCCGTCCGCAAGCACGACCGAGCTGTCTTGCAGCGCGATCGTCCCCTGCGTCACGAGCAGCCCGACATCTGCGAAGCTGGTGTCGTTGATCCGGGAGGCGACGAAGTCGACGGTGACCTTCGCGGCCGAGGTGCCGGAGGTCGCGCCCGCGTAGAGCGTATGCACGATCAGCCGCTTGCCTGCGGGGACGCGATAGGCGGAGCTGCGCGTCGTCCGAGATCCGGCCAAGATGAACTTGTAGCGCGTCCCCGCGTTCGTGACCGTGAGGTCACCGGCGAACGCCTTGTCGGTCCCGTAGGTGAGGAGGTGGATCTCGCCGACCCACCGGATGTTGGTCGCGACCGTGAGGACCGGCGTCGTCCCGTTGAGCGTCACGGTCTCGGTGCGCGACACGAGATCCGCGTCGAGATAGTGCACGATGATCGAGCGGACGCCTGTCCCGCCCGGCCCGTCCTGCGCGCTGGTCGAGACGATCGACATCTGCAAGCCGGTGGACGGCGCGACCGAGGGATCCTTGATCGTCGAGCCGTCGAGGATCAGGACGTCGGTCGCGGATCCGCTGGTCGTGAGGTGCCCGTCGATGACGACGGGATAGGATCCCTCGACGCGCCCGCGCGTGATCTCGAGCTGTTGCGTGAACATGAGCCGCCAGAGGCGCTCGTTCCAATCGCGCACCGGCTTGATTGTCTTGGTGTAACCGACCTCTGTCATAGCAGGTAAACCAGTTGAGTGTCGTCGGCGGCGACGATCGCCTCGAAGATATACATCTCGACGAGCTCCTTGTCGTCCTCGGTGTATTGCTCGAGCAGCCGCTCGGCCAGCGCCTCGCGCTCGCGCGCAGGTGCGGCGAGCACCTGATCGAAGAGCTCTTGATATGTCATCGCGTCACCTTCTTGTCCAATCTGCGATAGATCTTGAGGAGTTCCGGGTGGATCCGGAAGTGTTCGCTCTCGGGTTCCCCCATGTAAATCGCGAACGTCTCGGCGATATATTCTTCATTGTCTCTTCCGCCATAGACCGAAACGAGGAGATCCCACCCGGTCATGAGAGGACGATGCACGCGCAGAAAATCGTTGATCTCGGCTCCGATCGTCCGCTCGGCTAAGTGGAGATAATGCCCATATTCATGAAAGACTGTCGATCTTGTTCGGACCTTGTCGTCTTCGGCCGTGCTGTCGACCGTCCAGTTATACGTCCCGGCACCTCGGCTATCCATCTCCTTGATGCGATCCCGAACTTCCTCGTCGATGATGACGTTCTTAAATTTGCGGTTCAGATCAGTGCCATCGAGCGCCCGAGCTCGGTCTGCCATGTAGCGCGGCGCGTTCTTGCGCGCAATTTTTGCTAATCTTGCTGCGTCTTGCCCGAACCCGCTTGCCGGGATGTGAAAAAGTCCCCTGTTTCCCGTCGAGACGTCAGAGACGCTATGATACATCGCCGCGAGTGCCCCCTTCGGACCTCGTTCCCGAGCATAGAAGCGCGTCACGTTCCCGAACGCGGCAAGCGGTTTAAGGTCGAACCGCTCGGCGACCTCCTGCATGGCAGGTAGCGCGTCGTTAAGGGCCGATATTGTCGTGCCGCTGAGGTTTACTCTTTGGGCGATCCCGCTCGTCCGCACATAGTCCTCGATCTGCTCGAGGTTCTTGAGCGGCTTATACCTCTCATAAGCGAACCCGGGCTCCGGTTCCCCCCGCCGCCGCTCTTCGTCGGTCATCGCCGGGAGAGGGCGAGCAGCGACCGGGGGCGGCGGCGGGGGCGGCGCTGCCTGTCCCGGGGAGGTAGACGGGAGCAGGCCGCGATCTATGATGCGCGCGAAGACCGCGCACCGGCATTGAATAGTATTTGCCGCGAGCGCGCTGGGGTCGCCCGGGTAGAGGATCGGCCCGAGAGGGCTCGTGAAGGGCTCGGCCTGCCCGACGCCGCGCTCGTTGAGGCTCGGGATCTGCAAGTGCGCGTTGCGGACGTGCGCGTCGCCGGTGTGGATCCACGTCCGGCGGACCTGCCGAGCGTCGATCTGCCCCTTGTTTATCATATCTTGGAAGAGCTCCCACTGCGCGCCCTGCACGGCGCGGATGCTCTCGGTCCGGGCGATGACGTTCGCCCTGTATTTGACATAACGGTCGCGATACCGGTCGACCAGCGACCGGATCTGCGCCTCGGTGAGCGCCTTGTCGTTGCGGATCGCCCGCTCGACGGATCCATCGCTGCGCCGGTCGCGCAGCTTGCGCTCGAGCGCCTCGGGGTCGAGGGCGCGCAACATTCGCTCGTAGTTCGAGACCGCCGCCTCCTGCCTGCGCGTGAGCCCGATCGAGCCCCGGATCTGCCGGGCGATCGCGAAGGGGTCGTCTCCGGCCGTGAGCCCGCGCTGCAAGACCTGCCGGATCGTGTCGCGCGTCGTCTGGTCGATCTCCCGGATCCGGGTCGAGGTGAGCGTGAGGGCGAACTGCTCGAGGCGCGGGTTGAGCCCGACCGCGATCTGGAAGTCCTCCTGCGCGCCGTTTACGACGCCTTGCGTGTCGCTGGTGGCCTTTACTCCTGCGAGGACGGCCTGCTCGATCGCCGCGCCGTAGGGTTGCCATTCGCTCGAGCTAAAGTGCCCGGAGAAGGCGTTCTCGAGCGAGACGAAGTCGCGCCGCTCGATCATCCGCGCGATCTGCTCGGCCGGGACGCGGGTCCGGATCTGCTCGATCGCTGCGATGAACGCCCGCGCGATCTTCGGATCCATGCCTTCCGCCGCCCGCAAGAAGACGGCCACCGCATCCGAGGCGGTCATCTTGCGGATCGCGGCGTTCATGCGGCGACGTCCAGAGAGAGGAACGAGGGAGCCTCGGGGAGCTTGGCCCTGAACTCGTTATAGACCTGCTTGAGAGAGGCGTCGCCCGGGAAGAGATCGAAAAACTGCCGCACGTCCTCGAGGACGACCCGGATGTAATCGTCGCCGAACCGCTGCATCGACTTGATCGCCGAGACCCGGATCCACCGCTGCGGGCTCATCTCGACGAAGTCACGCGCGAAGGTCTCGGTCTCGATGAACTCGACGCCGTTCATGACCGGGAACTGCAAGCCCGGCGCGTGCACGATCATCGTCGCGCCGGACATCGAGGTCTCGATCGCTTGCACGTTGAAGTCATCGAGCGTCATCCAGATGCCGCGCGGGTAGACTTGGAACTTCATTCGGGAACCCCCTGATCGAGTTGCGTTGGCTGCGACCCGAGCAGATCCGGGTCGATCGTCTTCTCCGGGAAGCCTGCGGCGCGCCGGAGCGTGTTCTCGGTGTCGTCGTCCGGGAAGAGCGGCATCCCTGCGCCCGAGATGTCGCGCACGAACGCGCCCAGCTCGGCCAGATCCACCGGCGCGATCTCGCCGAACCCGATCTTCGGCATGACCTCGGGGTCGAACCCGTTGATCTCCCAGAGGCGCGGCAAGAGCTGCCGGTTCAGGACCGACGAGATCGCCTCGGTGTAACCGCTCGCCGCTGCGAGGAAGAGGTCGGTCTTGCTCTTCGAGAGGGCGAAGGATCCGGTGTCGCCACCGCCGAGCATCAGGAAGTCGGCCAGCACCGAGCGCGCGATGTTCTGTTGATGCCGCAGGATCACGTCCCCGGTCGGGATCGCCCGCGTCCCCTTGGCGGTCACGAGGTCGAACTCGACCATTGGGATCGAGGTCTTTGTCCCGTCGTCGTTCTCGTAGACGTCCGAGGGGATCAGGATGAAGCCTTGATCGTTGAACTTGACGTCGCGCAGGATCTTCTTGAAGGCGTTGGTGAAGCCCTGTTGCGCGGCGCTCGCGCTCTCGCCGAGGTATTCCGAGGGGATCTTGCCGACCGGGATCCCGTTCATCTCGCGCTCGACTGCGATCGCCTCGATCATCTGGATATGCGAGGCGTAATGGTAGGAGGTGAAGGCGTTGCGGAGGATCGAGCGGCCGCTGGGGTCGTTGTTCACGGTCGAGGTGCGGAAGTGCAGCATCTTCGAGGCGGGGATGTCGACCGATCCGAGCTTGAGCGAGAGCGCGCTCTGCCGCACGCCGGTGATCGAGCCGTTCTCGTCGGTGAGGAACCGGTCGATCGTCCACTGGGCACGCGGCGCGAGCTTGCGGATGCCATAGCGGCCGTCGTCGAACTGGGAATAGCGCGCCGGATCCTCGCTCTTGCGCCCGGCTCGGGTCTTGTAGACCACCTCGAAGACCGAGAAGCCGAACGGGAGGAAGGTCAGCACCTCGGCGAGGAAGTCGTCGACCGTCCCCTCCATGTCGTCGAAGCATTGCTCGACGAAGAGCTTCGCCTCCTCGGCCTCCGGGCTCTCGTTGGCTGCGTCGACGCGGAACTCCGCAGCGCGCAGGAGCATCTCGAACGCCATCAGGATCGCGCCGATCGTCGGGTCGTTGTCCTTCATCTCCCGGAACGTCCGCGTCGCGTTCAGCCCTCGCAGCTTCGGGAGGAACTCGTCCGGGCGGAGCTGATCGTCGCGCCCATAGTTCCCCGCTGCTCCGAGCTCCCGCGTCGCCGTTGCCTTCGTTGGTGCTTTTGCCATCAGACCGGCCTCGCTTTATTGCCCACATGATCCCCGATCACGAAAAGACCGGTCTTTCTCTGCCGCTTCGGAGCGACGGCATTGAAGCCCGAGCTCGCAGCGTCCGCCTGATCCTTATACACGCCTCTCGGGAAATGTCGAAGCTCCTCGATGAAATCTCTGTTCCAAGGACCGGTCACGACATCGACGTTCCCGGCCTCGATCTGCGCGGCGAGCGGCTCGGCCCGGGTCTCCTTGGATCCGCTCTGCGGCTCGATCCGCACGCGGTAGCCTGCGAGGCGGACGGTGAAGTCGCGCGCCTGCGCCTTGCCCGCCTGCCCGGGATCCTGCGGGAGCGAGATCGGGATGTCCGCGCCGTCGAAGTCGGCCGTCGCCTCGATCAGCTTCCGCACGCCGTCCGGCCCGAGGCGCGCCCGCTTGACGTCCGCGATGATGACCCGGCGCGCCTCGACGCGCCACCCGACGAGGACGCCTGCGGTGTATGCGCCCGCGCCGTCGGTCGCTGCCAAGTCCCACGCTCTGCACCAGTTGATCTCTTCGTCCGGCACGGCGTCGATCATCTGGATCTTGTCGACCTTGAAGAGCCCGCCCTCGCGCGGCGTCGGGCGCTGCTCGAGCTGCGCGGCCGAGGCGTAAGGGCCGAGCGTCTTGACCAGATCTGCCACCGCCTGCGCCGAGAAGCGCGCAGGCCACATAAGCTCGCCCTCCTGCGTGCGAGGATCCTTCCAGCCGATCGAGGTCGTGCGCGCCCTCGAGGTGTCGTAGTGCATGGGGATCAGGAGGTGCTCGTAGCCCTGCTCGATCGCCGCTGCGGCGACGTCCTCGTGGTGCACGCGCTGCATGATGCAAACGAAGGCGCTGCGATCGAGGTCGTTCACGCGGCTCGGGACGACCTCGCGGAACCATTGCAGCGTCTCGCCCCGGATCGCTTCGCTCTCGGCCTCGAGGACGTTGTGCGGGTCGTCGATCACGAAGACGTCACCGCGCTCGCCGGTGGCGCGCCCTCGGACCGAGGTCGCCATCATCGAGCCGGTCTCGGTGTTCGCGAAATTGACCTTCTGCGCCTGATCGTCCGAGAGCCGCACGCGAGGGAAGAGCCGCTGATAGAGCGGGCTCTCGACGATCATCTTCGCGCGCCGGTTATCCCGCGCCGCCAGAGCCTCGGCATAGGACGCGCCGATATACCGGGTCGAGGGCTGCGAGATCCAGCTCCACGTCGGCCAGAAGGCGCGCGTGAGGAGCGACTTCATCGAGCCCGGCGGGACCGTTATGAGGAGCTTGCGGATCTCGCCTCGCGTGACGGCCTCGAGGTGCTCTGCGATCGCCTCGATCGGCCATCCGGTGACGAGCTGCCGCCCGGGCTCGAGCACCGACCAGAAGGTCCGGGCGAAGTAGAGCACGGACCGGCGGCATAGCTCGGCCTCAATTAAGTCGCGGTGCTCGGTCGTGATCTTCGGGAGCTGCATCTGCGATCGCCTTTGACAGTTCGAGGAGCGCCTCGGT